CAACGAGAACCAGAGTTCGAGCCGTTGTTCCAGTTGCCACCAAAGAGGACCGCATTTGGTGCGTTATATTCTGAGCCCCGGCCTTCTGTGTTTGCGTTCCAGCTTGCTGCAGCAGCAGGGCCACCACGGTCACGCCCCCAGACATACATACATCCAGTTGCTTGGTTGACGCCCCATTTAGAAACGTAGGCGGCATCCCAGTTGGTTGTTGATGGGTCGGTGCCGATGGACGATGCTTCAGTGGTGCCATACATAGCGGACATAAACTCAAGTTGCGTCAGCGTGTATTTGCCGAACGCCGTTGCAAGTTCCTGCGCCTCAAACCAAGTATAAGTGCCATATGTCGTGGTGCCATCACCGCCGAACATCGTCGGCACTTTAGGTGGGCTTGAGCCGTCAGCAATTGTTACGTTATACTTAGACGAACCATTTGTAATTGCGTCAACGCCGCTTAAATAAATATCAACCCAAAAGCCATCGCCAACCAGTGTCATTCCTCTTGGATCGGGACAAGTAGGGCGGAAGTTTAAGTCCCAAAAAGAGTAAGCATTAATTGCTGGTGTCGTATCACCACCAGCTTGTGCAGGAGCATTTCCGCCAGCCGCATAATGAAATCCACCAATCTTACGAGCATTGGCAGTGGGTGGGCTTGTGTGATCTGTAGTTGCGGTTAAACCACCATCAGTTTCAAGCCAAATTGCATAGTCAGTACCAGCAGTAAGAGTAGGCATAGTGATTGACGTACCAGATGCAACGGTAATTACAACACCATTAACTTCAGCATAAACGATGGTCTGTGTTGTAGCCGTGCCAGCGCCAGTCTTTGTCCATGCCACAGCGGTTGCATCTGCTTTAGCAAAGAGGCTAGGTGCTTGGCCACCAATGGAACCCCAAGCTGAACCATCGTAGCCCTCAAAGCTGGCCGCGTCGGAGTTAAAGCGAAGCTGTCCAGTTGATGCAGTGGGTCTTTGCGCTTCAGTTCCTACTGGAACTGTAATTGCACCAGTGCCATCAAGAACAGCACCCTGAGCTAGTATCACACCGACCACTTCAATCCCAGTTGATGTTGATGTTATTTTAGCAGACCCACTATATAATAGTGAAACCGCGCCAGTTGTTTGATCCACCGTAGCAAATGACAGCCAAGCACTGTTGGCCTCATTGCGCAATTTCAGCGTGTTGGTGTCGGTTTCATACCACCATTGATTTGCAAAGGTGGTGCTTGGTTCCGCATCGCCAGATGAATTTGACGCAAGTGCTTGCAAGGCATTGTTCAAATCCGTGCGCGTTGCTGGAAAACTCTGGTTTGCAATGTTAAAATCGTGCTGGCTCATGCTGCTAATTCCTTGCCATATCCCTTGGCGACATAGTCAATCGTAGCTGCATTGGTGCTGACTGACGCGCCTGTGTAAGTTGTGATAGTAAATCCCGATCTGGTTTTGCTAGTTATAACATACCTGTCACCATCTGCCAATGTTATCGCAAGTCCGATTGCTGGCGTTTGCTTGAATGCCGTTGGGAAAGATATGTTCGTCGTGCCAGTGAACGTGATGTCATCGTTAGCTTCAACGCGGTCAGGCATATCAACTGTCGCTGTCAATTCACGCACTAATGGTGCTGTGGTTTCTGATGATGTTGCCAGCACTGCGCGAAACTTAATTGCGCGTGCAGCCAAATCGCCAACAATGAAGTCTTGCCAGTTTGACCAAGTTGGCGTTCCCGCTGGATCATCATCAGTTGTCGCCACCTGAACCTTGGCTGTGGTAGTGTCAAACTGTGCTGGGTCGCCATCAAAGTCACCAAGACGGCTGTCGAACAATCCTGATGCGCTGTCAAAGTCATTCACAAAATCAAGAAAGTCAACCTTCATGTCGGCATGAACGCGGCTCACATATTTATCACCAAGGTCAACATAGTTTGCAAACTCATAAGTGCCGTTATCTTGAATGCCTGATCCGCCGCCACCATCAAACAGCCCAGCAGCATCATCAAACAACCCAGCCAAATCATCAAAGTCGCTGTCAGTTGTTAGCGTTAAATAAAAGCCTTCTTCATCTTCAGCGATTGTGGTGTTGGTTTTTGCACCGCTGAATGTTGGATGCTCTGTCAGCGTTTCAATTAAGTTCAGACCTTCAAGATTTGCCGTGTTTGTATACACCACAAAACTTGTGCTGTTGGCACTTGGATTGCCCAGCTTGTCAATGGCCTTAATAAAGTAAGTGCCGCTTTTAGCTGGGATCGTCACGCTGTTCGCTGGCCGCGCAATCTTTTGCACCACATCAATGGCGTTCTGATATGACGCGCCGCTGGTGGTGTTTGCATAACGGATTTTATAGTGCGAAAGATCAAGGTCTGGCACTGGTTCCCAAGTTAAGTGCAGCGAGTTGCCAACCACATTTGCAGCAAAATCGGTGACATCTGCTGGCAATGGCGCGAATAATGTCGCATACCAGTTTGAAATCGTAGTCCACGCCGATCTAATGCCAACTGTGTTGATAGTTCTGGCACGCACATCGTGTAAGCCGTCCGAAATGTTCAGCGCTTCAAACCTTGCTTGACCTGATGTGCCAAGTGAAATCCAAATGCTGTCTGATGATTTCTTGAACTGCACTTCATACTGCGGAACTGAACCCCCAGTTGTTGACAGATCAATCATCAGCACACCGATCACGGCTTGATTAACAATGCGCAGTTCAGCATCAATCGTAATGCCAGCCAGCGGTGCAGTGCGCCAATCAGGCAACGTGGTGTTGTTTGAAATAATTGCAGTTTCTTCAGCACTCCAATCAAATGCAGTTTCACTGGTTTCTCGCAAGGTTAGATTAACGCGCAGATCGCCAGCATCGTTTGACGCAAAAAACTTCCACCCGACAACTTCAAATTCTTTTGCCGTCCAACCGTAGCGCGTGTTTGTCAGCCCTATGATGTCGCCAACGTTAACGTCAAACGCCGCCAAACCAAAATCAGCGCTAAATGCAATTTGCTCCCGTCCACGGTATAGCGTTAGTTTTGCAATCCGCTGTGCTGTGGCTGCTGATGTGGTAAATGGCAATGTGAGATCAAGCGCCGCTTCCACGCCATTATCTTCAGCCTTAAACGTGGCGCTGGTGATCTGTGGGTAGTCAACCGTAATGAAGTCTTGTGAAGCATCGTTGAACGTGCCGCGCACGGTGTTGAAGATGTCACGCATACTGGTGCGAGTTTGCAATGATATTGGGCTGCGCAAATCGTCCAGCGTAAACGTCTTAACTGGTGGCGTATAATAGCCGACCTTTAACTGCCACGCACCTTGACCCCAGAACAGCGTTCCTGCGCAAGGTGTCATCATCTTTTGTAGCACTGCGCCGATTGGCATATCGGCAGCAATGATGCCATTTGTGGTGTAGCGCTTTTCGGTGCTGCCGCCTGACAGAGTGACATTTTCATCACATACGTTTGCAGATGCAGAAAGCACCGTATCATCAATTGCATCATCGTCAAGGCCATATTCTGACGTTAGATAATCACGCACGCACAATGCCGAATTGTTGCTGTAGGCTGTGGTTGATGTGCGCGGGTCATATACCTTTTTGCCCTTCACCATAGCCGTGAACACTGGCACGCCATTGGCAAAAACATCGGTGTCATAATCAAGGCGTGCATAAATGTACGCAATGCCTTTGCCTTGGAAGGTGCTGGTCACAGATGTTTCAGCGACAAGATCACTGTCAGCAGCTTGCGTTGCCGAACCAAGATGCTTCTTAATGCGAACTTTGCTGTTCCAAGGCGCACTTGTTACAAAACCGCTGCCGTCAATTGTCACGATTTCATCGTTGATATAAATTGCGCCAATTTCTTCAACTTCATGGCCAGCCATAGCAACCACGATGTGAAGATATTTGTTTTCTGTGCCAGTTGACTCGATGAATGTTGTGGTGCCGCCCTTGCGCACTTGCCCATAAACATATTGGTGAGATGATGCTGGTGATCTGGCATTGGTTAAAATGCCTTGTGATGACAGGCTGGCTGCTTCTGAAAGACTTGCTGGCTTTGGAGAAAGCGCACTTATCGCCCAGTTCGTTACAGCAGTAATCGCAATATATCCAACAACATAAGCAACGGTAGCGCTGACAGCAGCGGTAGTAAAAACACTAACAATCGCATAACCGATAGTCACAGGATCACGCAGAACAAATGCGTTCGGTGAAAGCATTGTCGTGCCAGTTAGGATTTTTTTAATTGGCGTCATTCTCTCACCCAAGCATTGTCAATGGTTTCGATGGGTAAGTATACCACACCATCCGTAGAAAGAAACGCTGCGCTTGAACCAACTGCAATGCCCATCGCAACGCCAACATACCAAGTGCGCGGCACACCTTCTGACGTTGTTACCAAAGCACCACGCGGTGGCACGTTTTCAACACGTTTTAGCCTTGTGTCAACGGCATCTTCAAATGTTTCAAACCCATATTCAGATTGAAGAATGGTGCGTTTGAATGGAAGTTTGTCGCCGCCAAGATAGCGCCTTGCCCAATCATCGGCCCAACCTTCACCATACATTTTCTGAAATGCTGTATTGGTGAATATGAAACAATCGTGAACGCCCCATTTAAATGGTATGTCTGCAATATCGCGCAAGTATGCGTTCAATGCAACAATGTTCAGTTCCGACCCCATACCACTTCCCGATCTTGCAGATCAGCAACATAGCTGAAAAACGTGTCGCCAGCGTATCTTGCTTGCTGGCTTTCATGCGTATAACGCCGTTCCTTGGCGCGTTCCAATTGTATTAGTTTACTTTCAATAGTCAATTGAATGCGGCTTGTTTCGCCACTATCTTCAATGTCCATCGTGTTCATAACGCCAGAAAACATTTCAACGAAATCGCTGATGTTGCTAACGCCAAACAAAATGCGTGCGGGTCTGCGTTGATATGGCTCTGTCAGCGCCAATGAAACCAAATCAGATGGAATGCCGTTCATATAAATTGATGCAGTCTTTGCCGAAAGATCACCAACTTCATCAAGGCCATCAACCGAAAGCAAATGCCCAGTGCCAGTATATGTTTGGCCATCAATTGTTCTGTCGCCATATCCCGTCCAAAAGCGCAGCGTGGCGCTGTCAAAAGAAAGTTCAACGGCATAGAAGGGGAAAACTTCAGGCTGTGCAAGCGCCGTTAAAATTGCTGCTGGAACTGTGCGGCTCATATGACCTCCGTTGCGCCAAAGGTTATGCCATAAAGCAGAAGGTCGCTGACCGTCCATGCCGTTTCGTTTGATGCCAGTCTAAAGATGCCCTTTGGATTGCTGATAACCACGGTGGCGTTATCCGTTGGCGATGAACGCAAATGTGGCCAAATGTCTAGCGTCACGCTGCCGCTGCCATCACTGTTTACATCTTGCAGAACCTTGTGCAGCCGTGATGTGCCAGCCGAACCAAGTTGAATATAGTCGCCAGCCTTTAACCAGCCCGTCACATCGGGTGTAGCGCCATCGATGACAAGTTCACCACCAGATTGACTAGCACCGTTCACAAGCGGCGTTCCTGTCGGTGTGCCGCGTGCAGTGCCGCCAACAAAGTCACCAAGCAGAAACGTGCCAAGCTGCCCACGCAAACTGATTAGCCACGAAACCCATTGCTCTGCATCTGAACGCTTCATTGTTGGCAATGTGATGTCGGCTTGCCACATCTGCCCAGCATAAGCAAAAGCCTGACCGCTGAACGTAAATGGCGAACTGCTGTAGGCCACCGCGTTAATGGCGCGAAAGTCAACGCTCTTGATGTTCTTGTTGGTGGGCAGTGTCAGTGGATAAGTGATCATTTGACAGCCTCTCCGTGCCTATCCGTATACCCATTATTCTTTAGATGTTTTGATCTTGCAATAATTGCTTCTTCTTTGGTTTTATAACATCCTATATGCTTTGCGCCAATTCGTATACGCCAAGCGCCATAAGATAATTTTGATAGCCCAGAAAATCCAGATTTGTTATCTAAACGTCTTTTCATATTTCGCCCGTTTATTTCAGACGTGGCGGCTCTAAGATTTTCAATCATATTGTTTTGTGGGTTGCCATCAATATGGTCAACCTCATCAGGCCACCACCCATGGTGGATAGCAAAAATAACCCTGTGCTGTAATAATCTTTTTTTATTTACTGAAACATACCAATACCCATTATTTTTAAGATCACCAGCCAACGCGCCGCCAAATCTTGATGTTGTTCTTTTGGTTTCCAACTGGTCGGCCCAATATAAAGCGCCACCCTTATAGGTTAAATATTTTTTTAATTCTTCAATAATGGCCATTATGCGAACCCTCCGCCATAGCTGCCGCCACGGCGCTTGGCATCTAGCACAGCCGCCTTTGCACTATCTGCAATCTGCGGCATTAAAGATTTAATTTCAGCACGCACAGTTTGCTGCACGCCAGTTGTCACGTTGATTGTTTGGTTCACAACTACGCTGCCACCGCCGCCTTGCATTTGCTTAGTCTGCGCCACGGTCATGATACGCCCATCTGTTTGCGGCACAAAAAGTTCACGCCCATGTTCACCAGTTATGGCTGGAACGCCAGCTTGAACAGGGCCACCAGCAGCACGACCTCTAAACAAACCACCAATAAATCCAACAATGCCGCTTCCAGAACCAGTTGCAGCGTTGAATGTGCCTACCATTTGTTGAACCACCAATACGCGGTAAAGTTCTTTGATAATATCTGTCGCCATTGATCTGAACGCATCTTTGGCTGTCATCGTGCCATCAACCATAGACATGAAAGCACTGGTCATTCCGCTTTCCATTGTGGTGAAAACAGAAGAAAGATCAATCGCTGCGCCAGTTGCTTGGTCAAGTTTTTGCTTGGCCATACCAAGCGTAACATTTGCTTGCTCTTGCGAAATAGCGCCAGCAGCCAAAGCAGCGTTTACAGTTTCTTGTGCCGCTGCATAAGCATTTGTTGCGGCAATGATTGGGTCAAACGATGCGGCCAATTGCTCATATGCTTTAACAACTTTTTCAAGTTCATCGATTTGCTTTGTACTGGCTCCTGATGATGCTGGCGCACCCATAAGACCTTCAAGCGCAGCCTTTTGCTTTTCTCTAGCCATCAAAATTTCGTCTAATCTATTTAGTTCATCTTGCAAAATTTGCACTTGTGCATTGTATCCAGCAAGCTGCTTTTCTGCATTAGTAATGGCTAGAGGTGAAATTCTTTCGCCAGCGGCAATTCTGGTTTTAAAATCATTTACTTTTTCCAATGCTTTTTGTTGCTCATCATAGGCACCAGCGAGTTTATGATTTGCATCAATAAATTGTTCAGCCTCACCAATGTTGAAAATGTCGCCAAATAGCACCATGGCTTTCATTCCAAAAGTGCTTAGTGTAGCGCTCATGGCACCAATCACTTGATCCCATCTGTCACGCAATGCACTGCTTTTTGCAATCAGGTCTTGATCAATTATTGCGCCAAGATCATGGGCCGATGCCGACATTTGATCAAGGCCAGCAGCATTGTCCATGAACAATGGTGTAAGCAGCGTTGCATCACTGGCAAGCGCTTCCATATAAAAAGTCATCTGCGCTTGGCTGACATTAGCATCTTCAAGCGATTTCACATAAAGTTGAAGTGCGTCAGAACTTGAAAGACCTTTAAAAGCATCGGCAGTGATGCCAATCTTTGGCGCAATGTTTTCAAAGAAGTCTGCAAGTGGCCCAGCGCCAGTTGTGTAATAATCACCAAACTTATCATTCACATCTTTCAATATGTCCGACAGTTTGTTTTGGTCAACGCCAAATGATTTAGATGCAAACGCCAACTCTTGGAAGCGCGTTGTGCTGACACCAGCTACGTTAGAAAGGTTTGTTAATTCTTTTGCCAGCTTGGTTGCATCATCAATTACTTTGCCAGCCATAGCAAAGCCAGCAGCAATAGACAAAGCACCAGCAGCCTTGCCAAGCATGGCAAACGCTTTTCCAGTGCCGCTTAGTTCTTTTTTTGACTTGCTGGCAAAGCGTTCAACCCGTCTTGCATTGGCATCCATCGCCTTTGCAAATTCACGATCACGCGCCGCCAAAATGATGTTTAGCTGTTCTGCATTAATGGCCATCGACGCGCCTCACTAATTGGCGGTATTCTTCCGCCGTCATCGCTTCTGATCCAGCCTTCTTTGGTGAATGGGCTTGTTGCCAACCATCAAAACAAAGCCATGTGTCTTTTGGGATCATATCACGAATTTCTTCAGGACGTAAGCCAATCACGATGCCGTTTCTGATCATCTGCTTCACGTCTAATCGCTTGGGTGTTGGCCCACTGTGTTTTTTTTTACATCTGCCGTTTCTGTAACGTCAGGCATAAAAGCCACACCAAGAACAGCCTGTGCGATCTGAAAGAACCGCAATAGATCAGCGGGTGTCCCTTTGGCAATAATCTGGTCAGCGTCAGCATCTTTCATGCCACCACCGACCAAGCCTAATGCCAAAAGGTCTTTTATTTCACGGCTGTTTGGCTTAGTGCCGCGCCCAAAGAAACCTTCCCAAAGTTCAAAGATGCCGCGATGTTTATCTTCAAACCGTTCAATCTCTCTATTGCGCAACACAAATGCGTAAGAGGTGTCGCCGATATACTCGACAACACCACCACGCGGCGCTTCAGCCGTGATACTCATTAGGCAGCCGTGAAGGTCACAGCGCCGCTGCTTTCAAGCGACAGGCTGTAGGTAACGCCGCCTTCGCTTTCGCCGCCAAATTCAAGCGATGTGATGCGAAACGCACCAGCATATGTGCCGAAATCAGGAACGGTGACTGTGAAGTTTGCGATGTTGTCAGCGCTCATTGCCACGGTGTTCATGCGTGCTTCTGTGACGCTATCCGAAAAATAGCCATCGCCAGACACCGACACGTTCTTCACACCGTTCAATGTTTCAGTCCACAAAGCGCCTTCTGGTGCTGTTGCGTCTGGGGTCGTTACATCGATTGATGCGTTGTTAATTGTCAACGCTTTTGAGTTGATGCCAGCAAGATTTGCAAAGGCTTCAGCTACTTCGCCATCACCGATTTTCAGCAGCAGGGCGCGTCCAAGTTGTTTAGCCATGATTGGCCTCCATGTTCAGCGCTTGCCCAAGGCGCGTTTCTAGGCTGTAGCGTCAAGCATGGCTTGCAGTGAAATCACCGCAGTATATCCACGACCTTCTGCATCTCTTGTAACCGAATAAGTTTGAAAAATCAATTCAATCAAACTAAATCCAGAAACCGTCACGGCAGTTTCATTTCGGTGCAAAGCGTTCTTGATTGCTTCAACAATCTGAACAGCCTCAACCCGACCAGATGCCGATCTTGAATGTGCTTCAATTCCAATAGTAACCAGCGAACCTTCAGTGCCATCTGTGTCGAATGCCGCTGGGGTAATGCCCCCAAACCGCGCATATGGAAATGTCACATCTTGTGGTGGTTCATCATAAATGCGCGTGCTGACAATAGCCGACACACCAGCATCAGCCGCAAGTGCAGCGCGTAAACCTTTTTGCAGTGCTAGGGCGAAATCGTCAGCCACTCATAGCCTCCTTTGCCGCCTTGCGGATTGCGCTGCGAATGCTGTTCTTGAACTTCTTTGCCAAGAAAGAACGCGCTGTGCGAATATATGGGTTTGCTTCAGTTGTTCCACGATCACCTTTTTTGCGACCAAACTCAACTGCACGCGCTTTTTTCTGCGCATCGGCTGTTGGTGGCGCGGCTTCCACAGAACCCGTCATGCCGCCATCAGCGTATTGCGTGAAAATCCAGCCCTTCAGTTCGCCACTGTCAACTGGCACCAAAGTGCGTGCAACCTTTGCGCCTTGCTCTGTGTTGCGCTTGATAGCCTTTGAAACATGAACCCGTGCGCTGTCTGGCACTTGTCTAAGTTGCTTGGCAAGTTTTTCAGCGCCCAAGATTTTCATAACGCCACTCCGCGTTCAATAAGCACTTCCAGCATCGCGCCTTTGCGATCTGTTTGAACTATGCTTTTGATCGCCCAAAGAGCGCCGCGCACTGTGACGCGATCTGCATGGGTGAAGGTTGATGTCACGCTGTCCTTGCGCAGACGTAATGTGGCTGGAACCACATCAGAAAGTTCGCCGCCTTGGATCGCTTCTTTGCCAAGGCGTTCAACCAAGTCAACATTGCGAGTGGCCAAAGATGACCACCCTGAATAGATATTGCCATAATCATCAACCGCGCCAGATGTCAGACGCTCGAAAACGGCAGTTTCTCTAAGCCGTCCAGCATTAGCCATACCAGTTCCCACGCTCAATATTGATCATTTCGTCAAAGCCAAACGGCGTGCTTTCCAGCTTATCCATCGTGCTATTTTCGCGGTTTTCGTACCAGTGGGCCACCAGCATCAGAAGTGCGTGGCGTAGTGTGTCAGGAATGTCTGTGGTGGCATCGCCATAACCAGCGGCATATTCAATGGCAATAGCGTCAGAGCGTGTCTGCGCCACGGGCCAAGACTTGCCTGAAGCTGGCTTGATATATTTATAAGTTGAAGTGCCGAACACTTCAAAATCAGCAAGTGTCGCTGTTTGCAGTGCGCCATCTGTGTCGTAATATTTAACAGCGGTCACAGATGCCACTGGCAACATTGCCAACTGGATTTCGTTTGGATTGTTGCCAACCCATTGCCGCCATGTCTGTGTGATCATGGCTTTGCCAAGTGCGCCTTGGCCATCAGTGAAAGCCACCGCTGCTGCAATCAGGCGGGTGATCAGTGCGTCATCATCACTCGTTTCAACGCGCATTTGCGCCTTGGCTTCTGCAAGCGTGATCGGTGTCGTTGCTGGTGCAGCGACCCGTTCTAGTGCCTGAAAACTTTGCAGCGGGTTTGCCATTATTTTGCGGCTTTCTCAACTTTGGTTTTTGCTGTGGCGCGTTCAACAACTTCTGTTTTCACTGCTTCAGCAATCCCAGCCTCAATGTAGCGGATGGCAGTTGCGTCTGGATATTCAACCACATCATCTTTGTTGTGGGCAAAATCAACGCCAGCCATTGATGTAAGCATTTTAATTTTCATGATAAACCCCAAAGGTAGTGGGTGGGCCATTACAGCCCACCCGATAGTTCTTAGGAAGCAGCAGTGATCAAGTGCTTGATCGCAGCGTTGTTGCCGATAACACCGTCGAAACGGATCAAACCAGCAATACCCAGATCGGGCCAGAAGCGCTCACGCACAACAGTCACAACAGGTGCGCCAACTTTGCGAACGTAGAACTTCGACATATCGCCAAAGATCATCACTTTTTTGGCGGCTGCTAGGCTGTCCATAGCTTGGTTGACGTAGTATTTGTAACCAAGGATAGAACCAGCAACACCAGCTTGGTAGTTGCCCATTGACCAGAGGTAGTTGCCATTGCCGTCTTTCAGCTTGCGGATCGCTGACAGCGTGCTGTCGTTGAACATGAAAGCTGCTTTTGGCGATGAACGGTAGGCTGGATCAACCGAATGAAGCAAGTCAATGATTTCGTCGGCAGTAACCGCAGCAACAGCAGCGGCAGTTTTACCAGCAGAAGAACCAGTGACGATGCCTTGAACGTCAGAAGAACCCGAACCAGTTGTCAATTTGCTGTTAGCGATACGGCCAAGACGCTCACCCAACAAGGTGCCAAGGATTGGTTCCATGTTGAAGATGCTGTCTTGTGCCAACTCATAAGACCATTTGACCCACTCTGTGTCAAAGGCATATGCGCCAAGAGTTGCTTGACCAAAGGTCACGTCTTTGCCGCCATCATCTGTCAATGCTGCGCCTTCAGTGTGTGCTTCAGCAGTCACAGCAGTGTCGTTCACTGTTGGGATGTTGAAAGTTGCACCAGTTGAAGTGTTCAAAGTTGTGCAAACATCGTCGGTGTACATTGGGCCATAAGCAGCCATTGCAGTGTCGATGAAGTTAGCCAACTCTGTTGGCACAGTGTAGCCACCAGCAGAAGCGGTGCCAGCAGTCTGTGTGCGTGCTTCTGGATTAGCGCCAGAACGTAGAACGCCACGAACTTCAGCATCAAGACCTTCAGTGCCGCCGTTTGCAATCATTTCAAAGAATGCTTCGCGGTAAGCGATTTGCTTGCCAGCATCAACGCCGCGTGCTTCTGCATTCACAGGCACAGGACGCTTGTTCATGTCAACAGCTTGGGCGCGTGCTTCTGCTGCGTCCAATTTTTCCAAGCGCTCAATGCGACCAGCCAATTTGTCGTGGTCAGCCATCATTGCGTCAAACTGACGCTCGACTTCAGCAGCACGGGTTTCGTCTGTCTTGTCGCTTACTTCGTTTAGTTTGGAACGGGCTTCCGTGGCAATGTTCGCCATTTGCTCCCGCAATGTTTTAATGTCAGCCATTATGGCCTCCTTTTTACAAGCCTTGCCCAAGGGCTGGTGGGGGCGCAACAGCGGGAACCGCCGTTATTCTTCAGGCTCATATGCTTTGCGTTCCCACGCTTGGCACACTCGCAAATTGTGGCAGATGAAATCAAACTTGTGGCAATAACCACGTCCACCGCCGTCCATGTCAAACGCATCTAATGGAACATCTTCCATCAAGCGCGTCATCTCTGGTGTGTTGTCAAAATAGCTGCAATTGGCACAAAGTCTGCGCCGTGCTTCAGCTTCGCTGACGCTCCAAACCACTGCAAGGTCATTCCAGTATTCGGCATTTGCCGATGGATCAACCGATGCCTCTGCTGGCCCCAAGCGCCAATTTTCAGCAACCGCATCACGATTGATTTCATTTTGCTGCGCTGAAACAATTGCATCAGTCCCAAGAACGGGCTGTGGCTTTGCATAGTCACCATCACGATTTTCAAAGAACTTTGATTTCATTCTCATGCGGCGTGCTGCTTGGCTTTTGGCTTTTTGCTGACGGTGTGCTTCAAGTGAACGCAAACCAATTTCAGTGCCATTGTAAGCTGGCGTGGTAACAATCGAAACGTCATAAAGTTTGACTTTTGAAATTGAACGCTTTGGAAGTGCGCCGCTTTCATCCCAGCTTTGAACTTCTGGAAAGAATGCAAAAGACATTTTGTCCAAATCACCGCGTTGCATCTTTGGAATAATGCTGCGCACATCTGGGTCGCGTTGATCAAGCATGGCTTCCATAAACAAGCCATGATCATCTTCACGCAAGGTCAAGGTGCCAGAGCGAGTGCGTGCCAGCGGCAAGCCTTCATGGTTAATTAGGAACACAACATCATCGCGCCCGATAGCATCTTCAAAAGCACCCTTCTGGATCACTTCAATGAACATATCGCCAATGCTGGTTTCTTCACCAAAGACGGCTGCATAGCCAGAAACGCGAACTTCGCCCTCTGCATCTGCGCGGAATTCCATCGGAACACCGCTGCGAATTTCTTTTTCTGCCATTATAGCCTCCACGCTCTGTGGTGATTTTAGCACACTTCTGTTGGCTTCGTCCATCTCAATGGCATCTTCAAACAAAATTGCTGTGAAATCATGATCTTCAAGCCACTTTTTAGCTTCATCAGGTGTGTATAATATTGCATCAAACCTGATTGCTTGGATGGCAGTTTCTTTATCATTGATGCCGTAAATAAAATCGATGCCTTCACCGCCAGCGTCATTCACGCGGCTAAATTCATCAAAGTCTAATGGATCGCGCAGACGCGCTGCGTGTTCATTCGGGTAGGGCATTAGGATCGGCCATCACTTGGTTTTTGATTGGAACAGTTGCGCCTTGGATCATCAGATCATCGCCAGCTTCCATCGGTGGCAAGTTCTCAATGTCGCGCACTTCATTTGGCGTTTTGATGCCGTTCTGAATAGATGTGGCGTGCGCCTCCATGCGGGTTTTAAGATCGCCACGCAGAAGATCATCAAGGTCAAACTTCACATAGAATTGCGAACCGCGACCAAATAACTTCAAGTTCATTTCTTGTTCTGTCTGTTCGACCCAACGCTTGATGGTGTGCTTCACGAAATGCAAGTCTTGTTGCTCGACGTTTGAAAATGTGCCGTGCGTTAGGTCTTGCAAGAACACTGGTGGCAAGCTGTAAATGCGTGCGATCTGTTCAATGCTAAAGCGTTGCAATTCAATCAACTGCATTTGCTCTGGGTTAAAGCCAATCGTTTTCAATTCATGGCCCATCGGCAATGCCATCACTGGGCGACCATCACGGGCCAAGCGTGCCATCGTGTTGGCAACATCATCAGATGCGCGGGTTGCTGATGCACCAGATTGGAACGGGCCTTGCAGCACAGCGGGTGGAACGCCGCCAGATTGGAATGCCTTTGAGCCATACTTGCTTGCGGCAATCGCCATGCCGATGGCATCACGGTTTGTCATGATCGGGCCACGGTGCGTCACAAAGTCATGTTCCAACATGAACGTGATATCGATGATGTCGGTGGCTGGGTAAGAACGTGTTTGATTTGATGCAACGCGCACATCATAAATCTTCTTGCCGTTGTTCAGGCGCACCATGATCAGCGATGGATCAAGCGGATAAAGGTTTACAACTTCGCCAGAATTGTTGCGCTCAATGTAAGTGACGGCACGCCCACCAGTGAACACTTGGTCAAAGGTATATTTGCGCCACTCGAAAGATGACATGGCCTCATTGACAGCATCGCGCAAGATCACTGGGATTTGATTGTCAGATGTGGCAGTGACTTTCTTGCGACCTTCTGGCGTTCTTTGGTAAACTTCCATTGTCAGGCCAGCAAGCGTGCCACTCATAAAGTTAACAGCAGCCCAAACCGCTGGAACGCCCAAAGCGTTATCAATTCCAACGGTGATGCCAGATGAAGAAATAAGATCGCCCCAGCCCATGACGCGCATGAAGTCTGACGATGAAATTGGAACTTGTGGATTTTCCACAGAACCACGTTCTTCTGGCTGGCCTTTTAATCGGTCAAAGAAACCCATGTGATAAAATCCTGCGCGGTGTTCAGTGGATTATAGCGCATTAAATAACAAAAGCAAAGCCTCATGCTGTAATGCGGAAATCTGGGTTTTCCCAAGGGCTTGGCGGTATGTTGTTTGCTTCATCTTTGGATATGCCACCAAGCGCCATTGATAGTGCCACCAAGCCATCGATGCGGCTGGCGCTCTTTGATTTACTTAGCTTTCTATTGCCAGCAGGGTCGCGCTCAACGATTGCGCCAGCGGCACACATATTCAAAATCGGGTTGCCACCATGACGCAGCTTGCGTTCAGCCACCAAGCGTTCAACCATATCAACGGCTGGTGCCATGTCGCGGAACCCTTGGCCGAACGGAACCAGCGGAACCGTGCAGCCGATGTTGTCAAGTTCACGCTTCAGGTCATTGATGCGCCAGCGGTCATAGCTAATCTGCTTAATCTTGTAGCGCTCATTTGCTTCAGCTATGGCCATCGCCACCACGGCTGGAATGATCACTGGCCCATCGATCAACGTCAGAAACCCTTGGTCTGCCCAGATGTCATATGGCACTTTGTCCTGCTTGGCCTTTTCCCTGATGCCATCGCTTGGCAGAAAGAAGCGCGACACGATACGAAAATCATCACCATCAGGAAACGCCAAGATCAGTGATGTCAAATCTCGACTGGCCGAAAGATCAAGACCACCATAACATTCAGCGCCGTCAAGTTCTTCAACTTCAGGGTCAGCACTGTTGGCTTGCCATTCACTGCGCGACAAAAATGGTGAAGTGGCATCGATGCGCTGGTTCAGGTAAAGCCACCGAAAACTGTTTTCTTTAGCTGGCAGTCGATCAGCTTGCTTGGCAAAATCTTCAAGATCAATCATGCTCCTGAACTCACCCATCGCTGGGTTTGCTGCTTTCCATGCTTCACGATCCATCATGTCGCAGCCTTCAGGTGCTGAATAAACATGGCTGACAATGCGCCGATCTTTTGCGTTCTTGGCATCGTCTAACCAGATTGAAAACAGATCGCCATCGGTTGCGGCTTGCGTGCTGATCGCAATCAATAGTGGATCATCGTGCGCACCTTGCGCCGTTTCGATTGCTTCAATAAAACTGTCTGTTGGGCCACGCACCTGACCGACCTCATCCAAGATCGCCAACACTGGCGACAAGCCGTGCGCAGTTCCAGCTTCAGCGCTGATCGCCTTATATTCAACATTCATTGGAAGGCCGATCAGCATCTTGCTTGATGGCACGATCTTGATCAGCTTTGAAAGTTCAGGTGATAAGCGGATCATCTTTTCAGCAAGTTTGAAAACCAGCGATGCTTGTTCACGCGATCTTGCGCCACTGACGATCTGGCTGTTCAGTCTGGCTTCTGGCCCAATGATATGCGCCAAGACAATGCCAGCAATCAGCGCCGACTTGCCGTTCTTTCTTGCCACCGATAAATATGCACGGCTGGTGCCATGCTTGTTGTCATAGATGCCCTTGATGAAATCACGCTGAAACTTCATCAGCTTCAATGGCTTGCCTACAAGTTTGCCTTCAGGCACCAAGCAGTATCGTTCAATGAACGCGCAGACTTTCTCCCCACGGGTCATCAGTGTGGCCTTGCCAGCAAATCATCATCAAGCGGGTTGTCGCCCTCAATCTGTTTTGCCATTGAACGGCGCTTTGCGATGTCGCGCTGATCACCGCCTTGCGCACGCGCGTGAAGGGATAAGCTGCGGCGCATCGACATGATGGTTGAAGCGTGCATCTGGATCGCGGTCTTGCGCGGGTTGATCACTGGTGTTCCCTTGTCGGTGAAGCAAATTGAACCTTCCGTGCGGAACGCAATCTGTTCATCAACCAAGTCTGCCATCGTGCGTGCAAGCATCGCCGCAAGTTCAAGTTGGTGCGCCGTCCATTCTGATCTTGAAAATTCATCAATGACGTTTTGAAAAAACACCATGTCTTTTTCTTCAAGCGGAACTGACGGTGGCGCAACAATGTTTCGCGTCGCCGCTGACATCACCTTCACTTGTTCTGCGGCGCTGTCAATTCTTGGCTTCTTTGCCATAATTCGTATCCTTTTTGTCACAAAAATTCGGGTTTGCATAAAAAGAAAGG